CACCCATTCTAACTCTTCGGTCAATTCCTTTTTAATCTTTACATCTTCGCTCATTACCCACACTCCAGCTTGATTGATTAACTCTGCAAGTTTATAGTAGCACTCGGACTTTAAGTTAATGTAGTTTCCTGTTAATGCTTTGCTATTGTTTACAAATCCTTTGCAACCTACCTGGTCTACCGTTCCACCGCCCACCCCATCTTCATCGGCTATTATTTGCGAATAAGGAATTGAATGCTTTTTAGCCAAGTGTTTAATAAATGCACTAACTTCGGTTGTAGACTTTTGTGATAGCTTATGTACTTCAATTACTCTAAAGCCTGACCAAACCATTATCAAAGTATTATCCTTACCAAATCGTGCTATATCCGCTGATATGTAACCTTTACCGCTTGGAATGTGTTCGTTGGTAAACATATCAATAATCTTATCGTACTCGATTAAAGCGTTGTCATTCTCATCATACTCCCAATTACCATAAAGTAACCGTTCCCTACTCTGATTATCTAAAGTCTTTAAGGAATCAATATAATGCGGAGATATAAAAGGATTGTCAATAGCTAATGCTTGTATGAATGCTTTGTCTTCTTGTAGCTTACCTTCCTTGTGTGGCTTATAGAAGTTATTGTATACCCATCCCTTTGCAGGATTGCAAGTACCTAACATCTTTGGTATCAAACCAAATTCATCTATTTTATATCTTATTCGAGACTTAACTATGTTCCAGGCTTTTTCCGTAATTTGATTGCACTCATCAACAAAAGCACCTGTAATCTCAAGTGAACCTAATTCATCAAAATGAGGGTCTGAAGGATATTGGAATAAATCTTTAAGTAATATGGTTGAACCGTTCTGAAAGGTTATGATATTGGATTGAGCGTTAAACTGATAGTGAGTACCTGCTTTTAATCCTTGCATCCTTGTAACATCGTAAAAAGAATTAAGAGTTGTTTCCTTAAGTGTTTTTAACACCGCTCTACCAATTAACCATCGTGAACCATCATACTTTAAAGCATTCTTTAAGATAGAATAAACACCTAAAGCAGTCTTACCACTTCCTGCACCACCACCATAAATAATCTCTTTAGTCTTATTGTCTTCAATTAACTCAATCGCTTGAGTCTGTTTTTCTGATAGGTGCATAGGTTCTTATTTCTTCAAATACTATTTTGGCTTGGATTGGATTGTTTGCATCTCCTTCTAAAGTTGTTCTTGCAAGTTTTGGTCTTGCGTATTCAAGTAAAGTTAAATATGATTGCACAAAGTCTTTACCCTCTAAAGAGTTAAGTTCTTGATTAAATCTATCTGTACCCTCTTCTATTATAATATTGACAAAGTTGTCCAATACTAATCTTTTTTGGCTTACTGCACCTTGTGGTCTGCCATTCGGATTTCCGCTTTTGCCTTTTTCAAACATTTGTTATCTTTTGTTATTTACAACAAAGGTAGCTATTTTATTACATTTTTAGAAAGTTCGTATTCCTTCCTTAAGTAGTTAATCTTTTGCGTAAGCACATCTATAAAAGAATTGGTAGAAAATCTAATATTCTTTACTTCTGCTAATCTTGTTTCAAACTTACCCTCTATCACTCGGTAAGGCTCGGACATTATAATAGCCTGTTTCTCTTTGTTGCCTTGCGTTCCCTCTCCTTCTACAAATAACCTTGCCTCTTCTATCTTCCTGGTAGTGTAAGCATCTATGTAGCCTTTGTGAATCTCTGCTTCCATTTCATTTAAAAGAAATAAATAACCAGCAAGTTTTAAGTTAGAGTTTATTAGGTCTTCTATTGCATTAGTCTTATTGGCTTTTATTATCTCTGCTTTAATTTTATCTATCATAATGCAGCTACTTTAGCAGTATAAACATCTATTAGTTCTTGGTAGTCAGCTTTTCCCATCTTCTTTACTTGATGCCTTTTGTATTCCAGGTAATCCATTCCGCCTTTGCCTATTTCTTTTTCAAGTCTTTTGTAGTATTCTATATAATTACCGCTTTTGGCTATATTACAACCGTAGCACTGTGGTCGGCAGTTTTGTTCATCATATCTTAAACTTAAAATACCCCTTGAGTAAAAGTGTCCATTTTGTATTTTCTTGTAAGGCATAACCTTATCGCAAGTAAAACATTTAACATCTAAATTCTCATCTGCGTATTTCAAGCGGATATAGGTTGAGAATATCGCATCTGCTTTTTTCTTTAAGATTATTATACTCATTAGAATAGTTTTTGTTGATTAGTATGATTGTTTATTCGCTCCATAGCTTTATCAAAGTATTCTTTATCCAATTCACAAGCTGTTAAATCGTATTTATAATCGTGACACGCTATTGCTATACTTCCTGAACCTAAATGTGTATCAAGTATTTTATCACCTTCTTTAGCGTAATTTTCTAAACAAAATTTATATAAATCAATAGGTTTTTGTGTTGGATGTATTTTTATGTATTCTAATGCTTTATCTTTATTATTGCTTACACAATTTGTTACTTTATTTTTTGGTATTCTTAATTTTTTTGAAGGGGAATTAAAAGAAGTCCAAGCCATTTCTAAATCTGCCATTGTAAATCCTTCAGGAATATAATGTTTATCCCAAATTAGTACACAACTTGTATTTTTTAAATATTCTATAAAATAATTACCACCCCATATTATTTGATTTTTAGACACTCTAAATAATTCTTGAAAATAATCTTTTGTTGGTATTACATTATCCCAATTAGAATTTTTATATTTTGTTAAATTATTTTTACCTTTTTTACCCATAGATGTAAATTTACTAATATTTATACCATAAGGAGGGTCTACAATAGCTAAATCAAAATAATTATCAGGATAACGAGCCATTAAAGTTATATTATCTTCATTAGTTATATTTAATTCGCTCATTTCAATAAGATTTTAGTGTAAAACAATTCAAACACTACTCCCCAAATAATAGAGAATAGAATTATATCAAAATAACCAAAGATAGGTTTGTAAGTTACAATAGCTAAAGAAATAAAAAGTAGCATTAAGGCTTTAAATAAATGCCACCCATCCGTTAAAAACGAAAGCATAGTTGAAGATAAAAAAAACTTCTCGCCATTTTCTTTTTCGCCCCACTGCCATTTGTTTCTCCAAGACATATTCCAATCCCAAAATTGTCTATTCTTAAAGTTTCCAAAAATAGAAACATAATACCTGGTAGATAGAACATCCATTACCGAGTTACATACTGCTGCTAATATTACAAAGATTAAACTCATAAGTTGTCATTAAAGTTACAAAAGTTCCCATTTTGGGATTTTTAAAGCTCATTATTCGAATAAATGCGTATCATATCGTATCAAAAGTGAGCCACAAGTGTTAAATGTTTTTTTGGTGCTTGTTAAATGTTACAAGTCATCTATCATCTCAAGCGTTTTAACTCTTTCAGTCAATTCTGCTATAATTATTTCCGCTTCGTGCCTCAAAGTTAATAATTCACTTCGTAATAAAGAATTTTCTCCTTCTAAATCAGTCATCATCACAAAAGCTAAATTAAGCGTTTCTAAAGCATTAAGATTGTCTTTATAAGTCTTACTATCTAATTTAGTCTTATTAGCCTCTAATAGCTTTATTTGCATCACTAAAAGTAAATCTGCTATCCTAAACAAAGTAGCCTGTCTAAAATCGGTCTTTGGAATCCTTTTTTCTAATTCATCCTGTAAAATAGCTTTTAATGGCTCACTTAACTCGTGTAACTTTCTCATCACTTAAAATAAATTTTTTGTCCTGCACTGGGTTAATTAAATTAATAATCTCTCTTAAAGCATCCACATAATACTGCGAAGATAGCTTATGGATTGGTAATTGCTCAAATAATTCTAAACTGAAAAGCCTGGCTTCTGAATGTTTAGCAAATTCTTGTAGTGTCATATAATATATTTAAAAATGTGTGCAATAACATCAACTGTCCAACCATTACCAAGCATTCTATACCTTTGGCTATCGGATACGAAATTAGTATAATTATCTTTAACTGTTTGTAATCTTTCGCATTCTATTGGAGTTAATCTTCTAATTATATTTTGTTTTAATACATTTAAATTAACATTTGTCATTAAAGTTCCACTTTTACCATCATAATAATAAGCTCTATCACATTGAGAACGATTGTTTTTACCATTACTATCCCATTGTAAATAGTTTTTAGTAAAAGTAATATTTCCTTTATTATTTACAATAATAATATTATCAGTTGGTGCTAAAGCTCCGTTTGCTCTTAAACAAGATGCCTTTTTATTACCTTGAGTTGGTTTCCAACTAAAACCAGTTCCTTTTTCATCGTGTCTTACTTTATGTTTTTCAAATCCTTCTATCATTTTTTTACTTAAAAAATATTTTTCTTCAACATCATTTTGTAATATATGTTTTAAAAGTAATTCTTTATCTTGTGGTTGCTCAACATTTGGAATGTTTGTCCAATACAATCTTTGGCGATTCTGTGCACTTAAAAGATTACTATTAATTAAAATAGGCTCTATTCCAATAGCTTTACTCAAAATGTCTTTCCATTTTTTAGACATCTTAACATTCTCTAATAAAAAATACTTTGGTTTTATTTCGTTAAGTAATCTCATATATTCCCAAAATAAATAAGATTGCCCTTCAAACTCAAAACCTTCTGCTTTTAATTGTAAATAATGTTCTAAAGTAAGTATTTCTTGTTCATCTTTTGTAGACATACCTTTACGCTTACCAGCAAAACTAAAAGACTGGCAAGGACTCCCTCCAATTAATAAATCAATTTTAGGTAAATCAAAGCCATTTAAACTTACAACGCTTCCTAATTGTTTAGTATTGGGGTAATTAGCCATAGTTACCTGGATTGCATATTTGTCAATTTCAGAAGCAAAATAGTTATCTACTTTGATTTCTGCTCTTTCTAATGCTTGTTGACCGCAAGACATTCCATCAAATAATGATAATACATTCATAATTTTAGTTTTTAAAAAGGTAATATTTTTGGTTTTTCAAATGTAACATAATTTCCAGCATAACTCTTTATACCGTTTATTTCTTCGTAATAGCAGTTTCGCCACTTATCAAAAAATAGAGTAGCTTCTCCTACTTCGCCTATGCCTTTAGGTTTAGTCTTTTGTACTATAATTTTTACTTCGTTACCTTGATAAGGGTTTCCATCTTTAGAAACTCCAAAAGGTGGTCTCCATACGCAAATCATTTGCTCTCCCTTTCTAAAGGATGTTTCGCCACCATCTATAAATCGTGGGTCTGCTGGTGGATAATATTTAATTCCTGTTGCATCATCTATTACCTTTGCTCCTGTTTCCCTTGCTATGTGCATAATAATTGTATGGTGGTAATTGTATTCCCTTGCATACATTCTTATTTTACCTAATACACGAGCCATATACATATCCCTTTGCTCACCGTGTAAATCGTGCTTAACTTCATTAAAAGGGTCTGTTGTTACTGTGTCAAACTTAACTCCGTATTTCTCAACTGCTTCGTGAAAATCATCTAAAGTAATATCTTTTACGCCTAAATCCATAATGTAAAAATATTGGCTAACCTCTAAACCGTAACGATACATTTCTTGTTTAGTAAGTCTTTGTAGCTTATTACCATCCAAGTCAAAGAATGGCTTACCTGCCCACTTATGAATAATCTCTGCAAATATTTCTGCTGGAGTTCCCGTTTCGGGACTGAAGATTAAATGTTTCCAGCCTTTACTTTTAGATAAGTTAATTAAACATTCCCACCAAAATTCCGATTTGCCTGATGCAGGAGTTCCATAAATGTAAGAAGTTGCACCTTTTTTAAAGGATATTAGCTTGTCCACATCCTGAAAACCTATTGTTTCGCCTTTGATTAATCCTGTATCGTATAACGAATCTAATTCGCCTTGTACATCGCTATATTGTTTTATAAAGTCCATTAGTAAGTAGGTTGTTGTAAGTTTACAATTGTAACTTTATTTTCTGGTTTAAACCAATTAGTAACCATAGTATTTTTCCAATTTATTACTGCTTTACCTAATTTGTTATTCCAACCAAGAGAATCATAATAAAAATAGGCTTGAATAGCAATATCTCTTTTATAACCTGATTTAACAAAATACTCAATAACTTCATCTTTAGTAGGAGCAATAAATTTAAAATCAACACTATCAACTATTATATTTACTTTACTTTCTTTTACTTTACTTTCTTTTAATGGTTTTGTTTTGCTTTCGTTTAGGTTATGGTTTAGGTTATTGTTTAGGTTATTTTTAGGTTCTTCTTTTGTTGGTCTCCCACCTTTTTTACCATTTACAATACCATTAAGCCTCTTTTTGTTCATTTCATCCATTCTATCATTTAGACTGTTTGAATAAAAATAACCATCAAATTCTACAAATAAACCAACCTTTATAGCATCATTTATAAAATTTTGTAGCTTTATAGCATCTACCTGGAGTATGGATGCAAGGAGGTCAATACTATCTTTGTTTGATTCAAATTTAAAATCGGTTGTTTCTCTTAAAGTTTCAATAATACCCCAAAATAAACCAATTCCCTCCCAGCCATAGATATATTTAATCTTTAGCATTTTTATATCTCTCGAAGCCGAACTATCGTGCGAGAAATAATAAGCATCCTTTTTATGTGCCATAAATTTTAAAAAAAAGAATCCCATCGGGAGAGAGTTTCGACAGGATTCTGGTTATTAAATAACCTTTTTTTGATAATATCTAACAGGCTCTCTCCTTCCTATTAGGTATCTTAATACAATGCAAATATAACTATTTTCTTCGTAATTTAAAGTATTTTTCTAATCTTAATGTTAGGGCAAATTTGCTTATTCCGTACTTATCAGCATAATGTTGCATACTTAAGCCATTGTCCAGGTAATCTGCTAAAAAGATAGGAAATACCTTATCTGCTCTACCCGTTACCTTTTTGATATGGTTATG